AGAAACACAAAAACCAGAACAAATAGCGAATATAGTATCAGCAGAATTAAATTAATATGGATTATATAATTAAGACATTTGTGCCAGACATTTTCAGTTTATCTTTTATAATATCTATTATACCAGATTTTATATTACATGGAATTGTTCTTACAGGATTAGTAGGGTTTATAATTACATCTATTCCTCTTCTTCCATTACCAATGAAAACGTTTTATAGAATTCTTTTCTTATTGATACTCTTAATCGGAGTATTTTTAGAAGGAGTGAATTATGATACAATGAAATCTAAAACAGAATTAAAAGCAAGTAAAGAAAAGATTAAAGTACTTGAAAAACAATTAAAAGATTTATCAGAAGCAACTGATAAAAACTTTGAAAAAATAGTAAAAAAACTACAAGAGAGAGGTGAGAATATACATGAAAAAGTATCAAAAATTGTTCCAAAGTCTGCTGATAAGCAGTGTGTTATTCCTGACGATGTTCGCGTGCTCCACAATGAAGCAGCAGGATACTGGGAGATACCCAATGCCACCAGAAGTACTGATGGAAAGTCCAAAGAAACTAAAACCGATAAATTAGAATTATCAGAATTATTAGAAACAACATTTGATAACTATAATGATTGTCTAGTGACAAGAGAAAAATTAATCGCTTTACAAAACTGGGTAAGAGAAGCAGAAAAGTTAAAAAAGAATGTCAGATAACGAAAATGGAAATGGTTCAAAAATAAGAACACGTTTTAATGAATTACAATCAGATGTTAGAACATTAAAAATCTTATTAAATAAACTTGATAGAAATGTTGATAAATTAGCAGATGCATCAGTTGAAGTAAGCAAATTGGTGTCTCAACATGAAATAAGAATTGAGAATTCATTAAAAAGAGATGAAATTCTAAATGCAGATATTCAAGATATTAATCTTCGTATTTTAGATATTCATAAAGACATTAAAGGTGTTGTTGAAAAGTTGCAAAATGCTGATAGCACTAATGTTGAAGGATTATCAAATAGAATACAAAACATTGAAAAATGGAAATGGTATGCAGCAGGTGCTATTCTTGCAATTGCTATGGGTATGGAATATCAATCAATAGCACAAATATTAGTGAAAATTTTTAACTAAAAACACTTTACTTACAAGCTTTTTTATAGTATAATAGACTTTATAATGTTGTATATTGATATTAAATATGTTGACCTCATATCAACAAAGTTAAGAAACTTTAAAAAGAAGAATACTTATCTTTGGAATTTTAGTTGTCCAATTTGTAAAGACTCACAAAGGAACAAATTAAAAGCAAGAGGGTTTATATATAAGATTCAAAATGCATTAAACTATAAATGTCATAATTGTGGAATAAGTACAAGCTTTGGTAATTTCTTAAAACAAATAGATGCGAAATTAGAAAATGAGTACAGTATTGAAAAATATAGTTCAAACACTAAAATCAAAAATACACCAACACCTGACTTCTTTGAAAAATTTAAGACAGTCCCTACCGAAAAAACTAATATCCTTACAGATAAAGATTGCTGTATCAACTTACCGAATAATCATCCCATTAGAAAATATCTTGACAAACGCAAGATACCAATTCAGCACATTACATCTTTATATTGGGTGTCTTCATTTAAAGAATGGGTTAATAGAAATATTGCAGCGAAGTTTGCATCGACTGAGAAAGATCATCCGAGATTAATTATTCCATTTTATGATAAGAATAAAAAACTAATTGCAATACAAGGAAGATCTTTTGGAAAAGAAACACCAAAGTATTATACAATTAAGACAGACGAAAAGAACGAAAAAATATTTGGTTTAGATAGATTGAATGAAAAAGAAACTATATATGCAGTCGAAGGACCAATAGATAGTTTATTCTTACCAAATGCTGTAGCTGTAGCAGGAACTTCTTTTGATACAAAAACATTAATAAAATTAAAAGATAAGATTACAGTTATTATAGATAATGAGCCAAGAAATGTAGAAGTTTGTAAAGCAATTTCAAAATGTATTTCTCTTGGTTATGCTGTTTGTTTATTCCCACCATTGATTAAGGGAAAAGATATAAATGAAATTGTTTTAAAACAACCATCAATTGATTTAATTCGATTGATTGAAACAAATACGTATCGTGGATTAGAAGCAGAGTTTGCTTTTAAAAATTGGATACGTTGTAAACTATAAGGATAATATGAGTGATGATAATGATAAGATATCAGATCTAACGAAAATCCATGAAATGCATAGGAGAATAATGGAAGAACAAAATACATTACTTCAACCATTATGGAGATCTTTAGCGAATATTAAAAATCCAAAACAAGCTATTAACTGTGCTGCAGCAATGTTAGTTGCAGGGAAAGATTTACTCCTTCTAGAATTGGGAGAGGAAGTTGCGAGGCAGTACATCGATAATCTACGTTATGATACAGTTGAATTAGTTAATTCTAAAAAGAATGCACTTGAAGCAGAGATGGCTAAAATAGAAGCTCAAGCAAAAGCACCTGACAATAGTATTAAAGTTGACTTTGTTAAGAAAAAAGTATTAGAGAAAGATGAAGAGCCTACTAAATTAAAATGAGTGAATTAAATTCTTTTAAAAGTTATATCAGCTATAAAGTTCCGAGAAGAAGAATAGCTCATTTTATATTTTGTTTGTTTATAGTTATTTTTGTTGTACCAAAATACTTAATGAAAATGGAGTTTACAATGCTTCAACAATTCTTCAATGTACTATGGTTTGACATTCTTTATTATATAATGTTAAAAATTGAAGCAAATATAAAAGAAGACTAATCATGTGGAACAAAGAAAATAACTATCAGCATATACAAATTGAAAATCGTTCAATTCAAATTTTTGATAATCTGTTTACTGCAGCAGATCGTGAAAGACTTTATCACTTTTGTACGACAAGAAATTTTACTACCGATGGTAGTGATACTCCAAGACTAGAATATAAAGGAGATTTTAATCTATATTGCAATCTTCTTGCATCAAATCAATTACAAGAATCAAATTTTCTAAAACTTGCAAATATTAAATATATAACTGATTTACTTGATGGCTATGAAATTATACAAGCTAGAGTAAATTTAAGTACACTACATGATAAAAATAGATTTCACTGCGATGCAGCAGGATCTAATGATGTGCGTACTATATTGTATTATCCTAATATGAGTTGGAATATAGATTGGGGTGGTTATACAATGTTCACAAACCAAACTATAACAAAAATGGAGTACTGTTCCTTTTATATTCCAGGAAGAGTAATATTATTCGATGGCACAATCCCACACTGCATCAGTTCACCAAGTATCACAGCACCAACTTACAGATTCAGTTTCGTTATCCAATACTACAGATAATAAATCTATGTCTAGTAAATTACCACCACCAACAAATGAAATTGTGTTCGATGTAAAAGTCGATTACAATAGAGATTTTCTTTTTGACGCAGCAGGTATATTGAGAATGAAAGAGTCTTATATGAAAGATGATGAAACATCACCACAGCAAAGACTTGCTTTTGTTTCAAAAACATTCTCATCAAATAAAGAACACGCACAAAGACTATATGATTATTCATCAAAGCATTGGTTATCATATTCAACACCAATACTTTCATTTGGAAGAAGTAAAAGAGGTCTTCCTATTTCTTGTTTTTTAAATTATATAGAAGATACAGCTGAAGGATTAGTTAAAAATCTTTCAGAGACTAACTGGTTATCTATGGTTGGTGGTGGAGTTGGTATAGGATTTGGTATAAGATCGGCTGATGATAAATCAACTGGCGTAATGCCACATTTAAAAATATATGACGCATCAACATTAGCATATAGACAAGGAAGAACTAGAAGAGGATCTTATGCAGCATATCTTGATATTTCTCATCCTGATGTAATTGAATTTTTAGAAATGAGAAAGCCAACAGGAGATCAAAATGTTCGTTGTTTAAATATGCATCATGGAATTAATATAACAAACGACTTCATGGAAATTATTGAGAAGTGTATGCTAGATGAAAATGCAGATGATAAGTGGGCTTTAAAAGATCCACACACCAAAGAAATTAAAACTTACATAAGTGCTCGCGAGTTATGGCAACGCATACTCGAAATGCGTATGATGACAGGAGAACCATACTTACATTTTATTGATACATCAAATGAAAATTTACCAGTATTTCTTAAGAATAAAAATCTTAAAATAAATCAATCTAATCTTTGTTCTGAAATAGTACTTCCAACAAACATAGAAAGAACAGCAGTGTGTTGCCTTTCTTCTGTTAATTTAGAGTATTATGATGAGTGGAAAAAGAATGATTTATTTCTTTCAGATGTTGCTGAGATGTTAGATAATGTTCTTACATATTTTATATCTTCTGCTCCGATCGCAATATCAAGAGCAAAATATTCTGCTGAAAGAGAAAGAAGCATCGGAGTTGGTGCACTCGGGTTTCATGCATATCTACAAAGTAAAAATATTCCTTGGGAATCAGCATTAGCTGTAAGTTCAAATACAAGAATGTTTATGCATATTCGTAATGAGTTAGATAAAGCAAATAAGAAACTTGGCAAAGAAAGAGGTGAAGCACCAGATGCGATTGGTACAGGACAGAGATTCTCTCACGTTATGGCTATTGCACCTAATGCTTCATCCTCTATCATTATGGGAAATACATCACCAAGTATTGAACCTTTTAGAGCAAATGTTTATAGACAAGATACACTATCTGGTGCGTCTATAAATAAAAATAAGTATCTGGATAAACTAATTAAGAAGTATGTGAAAGATAATTCAAAATTAAATTATGATGAAATTTGGTCAAGTATTATAATGAATGACGGATCTGTACAACATTTAGATTTTTTAAAAGCAAATGAAAAAGAAATATTTAAAACAGCTATGGAAATAGATCAAAGATGGTTAATAGAACATGCAGCAATACGTCAAGAGTTTATAGATCAAGCACAATCTGTTAATTTATTCTTTAGACCAGATACTGATGTAAAATATTTACATGCTGTTCATTTTATGGCTTGGAAAAAAGGATTGAAAACACTTTATTATTGTCGTAGTGAAAAGATTGGTAAAGCTGATAAAGTGGCTAAAAAAATAGAACGAAGAATAATAGACGAAATTAAAATGAAAGATTTAACAAAAGAGGATACATGTCTAGCGTGCGAGGGATAAGAATCCTTATTATATCAGTATTATTGTTAGCATTAACTGGTTGTGGAATTGCAGTATTTAAAAATCTATTACCATCAAGATATGATGATAATGAAATGTTAATGATTTCTAATTTAAGATATGATGTAAGACAAGTACAGTGTAAAGGAGATAAATCTGCCGAATCTATCAATAAAATTTGGGAGGGAAAAGAAAAGCTTTATTACTATTCATCAGCAAAGGGTAGTGAAGATGTTTTATCTATGGTAAGACCATTTTCTGATTCAATGAAAGGGCTTTATGAGCAATCTCGTTCAGGTAAATTAAAAGAACTTTATTGCATAGAGAAGGTTATAAATTTAACAAAGCAAGTTGATATTATTGCTGATGCACTTGCATCAAGGAACAAATAATGACTATTGAAACAATATTAAAAGAGATACAAGAATTAACACTTTGTGAAGATGCTTGGATAAGAGAAAGAGCAGAAAAGGTTTTAAGATATCAACAACAATATGATTCAGGACAGCTTACATTAGCAGAGTATTCAGATTTAATAACTGATATCTCTCGTATAGAATTAATACAAGAGAATGCGAATGTAATAAAATTTAAAGCAGCAACAGAGAAATTAATAACTACATTAATATCACTGTTATTATAAAGAATGTTTATTTTTGCAGAAGTAGATAATTGGTTGAGTGACGAACAACGACTTAATATAAAAAGTCGTGTAGAAGGACAAAGACATAATTGGAAACATATAAAAGATTTTCCTTTAGCAAAGTCTCAAAAACTACTTGCATCACAAAATCCAGATCTATATAAGTCTGCGGAGAATCAATATTTTCTTGGCGATGCAACTTATGTATTAGAAAGACTGAACCAAAGAAATTTAGAAATGACTGAAATATTAAATTACAGATTTTCAGATTTATATTCTCTTATACTAAAAACATTAAATAAGATTACAGGATTGCCTACTTCTTATTTGGATGATTATCCACGTCCAGGATTTCATATCTTTAGAGGGAAACAAACACCACACCCTTTTGAGTGGCACATAGATACTACAATTTGTCGTTATGATACAAACTTTAAACCAGAAGAGTGTTATTCTTTTTTAAGTTTAATTGAATCACCGATTAGTGATCCTGCAGGTTTGGAATATAAAGATACTGATAATTTTGATGAAATAAATGAAGTACAAACTAAAATAAAATTATATGAACCAAATAAATTTTATTATTGGAAAGGTGACCATTATCATCGCATGAAACGATTTGGAATGAATGATGGTGAATCAAGAATTACATTACAAGGACATTATGTAATTTCTAAAAACGGAACTTATATATATTGGTAATATGCCTCGACTATTTGCATTTGATGAAATACCTAATTTCTTTTCAGAGGGTGAACGAAACCAAATAGCACGTAAAGTTTTAGAATTAAAACCATATTGGAAAAAATTACATAATTATAATGTTTATAAAACTAGTATAGATTTAAAATCAGAATATAGTAAAAATCAATATTTACTTGGTGATAGTATATATCCACTAAAACCAAATGATTTATCTGAATTAAATAAAGAAGTGCAGGGAATACTTCTAAGAGAATTCCACGAATTAATATATAAGAAGCTATTTCAAGAACTTCCTAAATGGTTTGATGAGATGGGTGGTATTGAATTTTATCCTGAATTACCAATTCCTGGATTTCATATATTTGAGGGAAAACAAACAGCACAACCATTTGGTTGGCATACTGATACAACATTAGCACTTTGGAATAAAGATATTAATCCTAAAAAATTATATTCTTTTCTATCACCTATAATGATGCCACAACAAGGTGCACATCTAGAATGGTTAATGCCTTCAGGTAGAGAATCTAAAATTCCTTATGAATATGGTACTCTTCATTTTTGGAATGGTTTAGAAAAACATAGAATAGGAAGACACGAATTAAATAACTTTGAGAAACGAATTACTTTACAAGGACACTTATATATAACAAGTGACCGCAAAATACAATTATTTTTTTAACTTAACACACAGAGGAACATGAACGTGCCAAAACAACAAGAACTTTCTTTAACAAAAGAAAGAAACTATTTTAAACCATTTAATTATCCATGGGCTTATGAAGCATGGCTTAAACACGAACAATCACATTGGTTGCATACTGAAGTACCAATGTCAGAAGACGTAAAAGATTGGAAAAATAAATTAACACCACCACAAAAACATTTCTTAACTAACATCTTCAGATTTTTTACACAAGGAGATATAGATGTAGCAGGTGGTTATGTTATGAATTATCTTCCATACTTCCCACAACCTGAAGTAAGAATGATGATGTGTGGATTCGCAGCACGTGAAGCATTACATATAGCAGCATATTCTCATTTAATTGAAACATTAGGTTTACCAGAAACAACTTATAATGAATTTAATAATTATAAAGAAATGGCAGCAAAACATAATTACTTTGTAGATTTAGCATCTAAGACTACAAATAAAACTAGTATTGCTACAAGCATAGCAGCATTCTCAGCATTTACAGAGGGTATGCAGTTATTCTCATCTTTTATAATGTTATTAAACTTTCCAAGACATGGACTTATGAAAGGTATGGGTCAGATTGTCACTTGGTCAATGGTAGATGAAACACAACATTGTGAAGCAATGATAAGAGTGTTTAGAACTTACATCGAAGAGAATAACGAAATATGGAATGATTCTCTTAAAAAGAAAATATATGACATTGCTGAAAAGATGGTAGAGTTAGAAGATAACTTTATTGATCTTGCTTTCTCTATGGGCGATATGCAGAATTTAAAGAAAGAAGAAGTCAAAGAGTATATTCGATATATATGCGATAGACGACTTATCTCTATGGGCTTAAAAGGTATTAACAAAAGAAAAACTAATCCACTTCCTTGGGTAGAGGAAATGATGAATGCTCCAATTCATGGAAACTTCTTTGAAAATCGTATTACAGATTATGCAAAAGGTGCTGTGAAAGGTAATTGGGGTGATGTTTGGGGAAATACAAAGTAAATGTCTAAGACCAAAACAGTAAAATTTAACTGTTCTTCTTGTGAAATGGAAGGAAAAATAAATTTTGTCACACAAGATGATACTATAACAGAAGAGGATGTAGCATATTGTCCATTCTGTGCTCATGACATTCAAGAGAATGATTTTGACGGAGAAGTAGAAAATGAGGAATTAGAAGACGAATAAATAAACGTATGACAGATTGGTTATACGAAGAAAAAGTATTTACAGATTCAAAAAAGTATTATGGGTTTATCTATGAAATTACAAATAATACTACTTCACAAAAATATATAGGTCGAAAATATTTCACATCAGCAAAAACAAAACAACCACTTAAAGGACGAGTAAATAAAAGACGTTCAAGAGTCGAAAGTGACTGGAAGGAATATTGGGGATCTTCTTCTAACCTATTATTAGATATAGAAAAGCTAGGTAAGAATAATTTTACACGTAAAATAATAAGATTGTGTAAAACAAGAGGAGAAGTGAATTACTGGGAAGCTAAAATATTATTTGAAAGAGATGTTTTAAACGCAAAACTTCTAGATGGTCGTAATGAATATTATAATGAAAACATTATGATGAAATTTACAAGAAAAAATATAGGAGAATAAATGTTAAAATATTTTTCGTTAAGAACATTACTTTTATTTAATGCTTTGTTCTTATCAGGTATCGCAGCATTCTATGCTGTGACAGGATTAATTGCTATTTTCGCAACAGCAGTAATACCAATTGCTATTATGGGTGTAGCACTCGAAAGTGCAAAACTTGTAATTGCATCTTGGTTATACAGGCGATGGAATGATATAACTAAATTAATGAGATATTATTTCAGTATTTCATTAATTGTTTTAATGTTATTAACAAGTATGGGAATATTTGGGTTTTTAAGCAAAGCCCATTTAGATCAAGCAGTTCCTACTGGTGAAGTTGCTTCACAAGTTTATATACTTGACGATAAAATTAAATATCAACGAAGCATAATTGACAGAAATCAAAAAGCAATTAAACAATTAGATGATTTAGTAGAGCAATCAATTGGAAGAACTACTGATGAAAAAGGTATAGATAAAGCTACAACTTTACGAAGACAACAAGAGGGACAAAGAAATAGATTAGTTGGTGAAATTGAAAGAGCTCAAAATCAAATTAACGCATTAACAAATCAAAGAGCACCCATTGCTAGTCAATTAAGAAAAATTGAAGCAGAAGTCGGACCAATTAAATATATCGCTGCATTAATTTATGGTGATAAGATAGATGAAACTATATTAGAAAAAGCAGTAAGATTTGTAATTATTACAATTGTATTTGTATTTGATCCATTAGCTGTAATGATGTTAGTTGCTTGGAACAGAGAAATAATTTTTGCGAGTCGTTTACCACAGTCACCAGTGACAACGAATCCAGTTCCACCAGTAGCACCAGCAGTAAATGTATTACAAGATATTACAACAGCACTTCGTAAAAAGCTACAAGTAATGAGTACAAAATATACAGAAAAGAAAAAAGCACAAAGAAATGCTTTAGTTGAAGAGCCAAAAGCAGATATAAATACTAGTAAGGAAATTAAACCAACAGCATTTTATGAGTTGGATAAAACTGATATATATGAAACAGTTGAAAAACCAACTGATTCAAGACCAGTAAAATTTGAGGATAAATAAAAAATGGATGAAAAGACTTTAAGAGGAATGTGGCGACCAATGATGGCTTGGTTGTATATACTTATTTGTTTTTGTGACTTTGTTGTATTTCCAATCTTATGGAATATGGCACAAGTATCATTTCTTAAAACAATTGTGATTACAGGATGGACTCCTTTAACACTACAAGGTGGTGGACTATTTCATATTTCTATGGGTGCTATACTTGGTGTGACTGCATATGGGAGAACACAAGAAAAAATAAATGGACATACAACAGTTCCATCAACGATGGCATCAGCAATGCCACCAAAACCTATTATGCCAATAAAAGATTAGTATGTATAAAAAAGAATCAACAGCAAAAAAGAAAAAGTATAATTCTCCTGAAGATTTTATTAAATATCTTGAAGAAACTTTAAATCAAAAAAGAAAAGAGTTCAAGTACAATAATCAAAATACAATAAACAAAATAAAGTGAGATAATTATGGCTAAGAAGTTAAGTAGTTATGGTGGAACAATTAAAAAAGAAACATCAGTAAAAAAGAAAACATCAATCGGAGATGGCTTACA